CGGTTGAAGTTCCAGTCGACCAGCGACTGGAGTTCGTCGCGCACGGTCGCGTACCAGAGGTTGATCTGGCGCGCTTCGGTGCTGTTCTCGGTCAGGTCGGCGATGGTGGCGCGCGTGCCGAGACGGCTGAGCGCCATGTTGCCGATGTCGGTGTCGGCCGGCATCCTAACGCCCTCCTCCTATCGCGACGACCTTCTCCAGCGCCGCCGACTTCTGCGCCGACCCGGAGCTGGAGCCGACCCAATAGGCGACGATGTCACCGAACTTGGCGCCAAGCGTACCCAGCAGAATGTAGGCAATCTCGCGCGAGGCAGCCGGGATCTCCTGCCGCACGATGAACCAGAGCGCGGCCATGAAGGCCACCGTGACCAGCAGGCTCACGGTCACCGCCCCCCAGGCGATCGCCGAGCCCGCCTTCGCAAGCTCCACGGTTTGGCTGCGGGCGCTCGCTACGTCCGCAAGAGTCGCTTGCAGTGCATCGAACTCCTGCCGGCGTGCATCGGCCTCGGCCTGGATAACCGCCATTCTGAACTGGAGCGCCAGATTGGGATCAGCTGCGATGGCGCGCTCGATTCCGACGGCATCAGACGCACCCAGGATCTCCTGGGCGATCCCGGAGACCTTGGCGACGGCGGCGCCCGTCCTGTCGCCCATGATCCACGAGGCGACGGTCGGTGCAAGGCCAAGCAGCAGGGGTAGCAACGGCATCAGGCGAGCTCCTTCGAGAGGAAGAGTGAGCGTTCCGCGGCCCGGCGTGCGACGAGGCCTGGCAGGGGTCCGTCTGCGCCCCTGTTCCAGCGTTTGAACTGCTCGGCTGCCCCGGCTTCATCGCCCGCGTTCAGCAATCGCAGCAAGGTCGATCCAGAGAAAGCCGACCGGCCAACATTGAAAACGAAACTCACCAGCGCATCGAACTGCCCCTGGTTGAGCGACACGTCGACCAGATGGCGCACGGCGCTCTCCGTCGCGCCGAGATCCTCGCGCAGCCAGACGCCAGCCTGTTCTTCGCTGCACGTATCGCCCGGCCGGACGCCGCGCGTGTGGCCGTAGCCGATGGTCCAGGGTTCTCCGGTTTCGTGGTTGCCGGGGTCGGGATAGGCCTCGGTCTCCAGGCCTTCCGACGCCTTGATCAGCGCAAGACCAGCTTCGGAGGTGACCAGCAACAGATTTGCCGGGTGACTCATGGTGTCCTCGTGGGGATGGGTGACCACGGGCGCTGCCAAAGCCCGTCGATCTTCACGTCCTGCGCATCATTTCGCCGATCGGAGGTATCGAGCCGCTGGGCATGAGCGCTCAGTCGGCTCTCGGTAACGGCCTGCATGGCCGCCACCTGTGCCTGCAGGCTGCGAACCGCTGCGGTCGTGTCGTCGAGCGTGGCAAGCGTGCGCTGCGACAGAAGGACAAGCAACGCCATGCCCCCGCCGACCAGCCAGCGATACGCCTGGACCCCGAGACCGGTGGTCTTCCCAGTGGGTTCGGCGATATTCATGCGGCGCCCCTGTACGGCAGCGCCGCGACGGCTCGGCACGCTCGTTGTCGAACCTCTGGCACGCGGGCGCTGTCTCCCGTCATGGATCTCCTCCTCGCGATGGCGGACCGGCCCAGTGGCCGGCCCGTCTGCAACTACAGTTCAGCGATCACGGCACAGCGATCACTGAACGAGGACGACCTGGTCGCCCGGACGGGCGGCCTTCACCGGAGCGCCATCGCCCCGGCCGGCCAGCGGATCGCCAAAGATCGGCGCCTCGCCTGTGCTGCGGCGGCGCGGGGCGTCGTGCGGCACCAGGGAAAGGCCCGGCGGACCGGACCACAGGATGCGGGCGCCGATCGGGTGGAGCTGGACGCCGTCGTAGAACGGATTGTCGACGACGATGTACTCGGCCGCTTTCTCGTTGCGGTCTTGCCTGTCGCTCTTCTGGGCCATGACGATACCTCCGTTCAGACGGAAAAGCCGGACGCGTAGGCCTTGCTGGCCTGACGGTCGTGGGCGAGGAACGCGGTGAACGTCCCGGCCGTCAGCGGGCCGGTTGCCACCGTGTAGTTGATACGCAGGTAGCGCTCGGCATCGAGCGGCACCTTCGCGCGCAGCACTTCGGTGCCTGCCGTGAGGGCGGCCTTGCCGATCGCCCCCGAGTTCGCCAGCACGGCGGCCGATGAGAAGCCCGCATTGTCGTCGGTCTCCAGGGCGAAGGTGACCGTCGCGGCGCCGGCCGCCGTCACGCTCTGCGTGACCAGGACCACCAGTTCCATCGGCTCGCCATTGCCCATGTCTCGCGCGGCGCCCAGGTCGACGATGTCGGTCGAGGCGGCGGTCGTGGTGACCACCTGATCGGTGCCGAAGGTGTTGAGCTTGTCATACATCATGGTTCTTCGTCCTTTCTGCGCTACCGGCCTACGACACGGTCGCTTCGGCGAGCGTGAGCTGGTCGCACTTGCGGATCGGGATGCCACCGAAGCTGTCGAACAAGCGTCCATCACTCTCGTCGAGCGTGCGGCGGATGTTGGAGTTGTTGGTCGTGTTGGAGACCGCAGCGCCGAGGTTGCGCTGGATGTCCAGCCACTGCTTCACGGTGCGGTTCATGTACCAGGCCGGCCGGCACATCTTGATGTTCGGGATCTTGTTCATCGCCCGCATCATCAGCTTGACCAGATCCGCCGGTGTGGAGCCCGCGAGATCCGACACGTCGATGTTGCCGATGCGCACGACGTAGCGCCAATCGCGCACGGTGAGGCCTGCATCCCACTTGTAGTGTGTGCGATAGCCCTGGTAGCGGTTGCCAGCGGCGTCGAGCAGTGTCTGCTCGCCGAGGTCCTTCATCGACAGGCCGGCCTTGCTGCCTTTGGGAAAGATGCCGTGGACCGTGAGATCGCCCCAGCCCACCAGCCAGATCGACGTGTTGTCGGAGCCCGAGCCGCCGGCCGAGATGAAGTTGTTTGCCGTCTGCGACGTCGCCGTGGAGGTCGTGTTGTAGCGCGGTGCAAACCCCATGAAGCGCTCGGGATTCGTCGCAGTGTTGCCGTAGAACAGCACGCCCGCGAGCTGCTGGGTCAGCCCCTCGAGGAAGGCGCGATCCTCGGACAGGCGATAGGCCGCCGTGTTGCCATTGAGATCGGCCAGCGCCTTGTCGATCTCCGAGTAGGTTTCCAGCATGCCGCAGGAATCGGTGATCTGGGTGCTCGTGCTCTTGGTCGGCACAATGCCTTCGTTGAAGCGGCGCCAGGTACCGGTGGGCAGCGACGTCTGCACGCTGGTGCGGTGGCCGGTGGGCAGGTTGCCCTCGTTCCACACCATGTCATCGGTGATCTCGTTCATCTGCGACAGCAGGCCGATCACCTGCGCGATACTGCCGTTGGGATCGATGACCTTGGACCAGTCGGCCAGGGTCGGATTGGTGACGGATAGCGTTGCCATGGGCTTGGTTCCTAGTTGTGCTGCGAGTTCGGGTAGAGGGACTTGGGGTCCGGTGCGCCGCCGCCGCGGCCGGCATTGCCGGCCACGAACGAGTCGTCCTTGATGCTGCGGGCGACCTTCACCAACCCCCGGATCAGCCCCGGATGGTTGGTGAAGCCCAACCCTTCGAGGTAGGTGATCGTCTGCCGATCGAAGACCCGCGCGAGCGCCGTCCTCGCCTCGCCGAGTGCCTCTGGCGAGAATTCCTTCTCAGCGCTGGCACGCCATTCGGTCGTCTGCTTCTTCCAAGCCTCTACGGAGTGTTCGTTGACTGCCCGAGCGATCTCCTTGTCGCGCTCGACGGTGAAGTCGATCAACCGTTGCGCCGTCTTCGGCGCGATCTTCTCGGTGTCGAACAGCTTTACCGCCTCGGCGAACACCGGATCGTCGACACGAAAGCCCTCGGGAAGGGTGAGGCCCGCATAGTCGAAAGAGATCTGGCTGGCAGCCTCCGTCTCGACGGCAGTCTCCGGCCCCACCTGCGAACGAGAGGTTGCCCCCTCCAAACTCTGAATCGGCTCCGGGGCAGTACCCGACCCCGCCGGCCTCGTCGTGTCGATCGTCTCAGCCATCGTTCTGCTCCTCCGCGGCCCAGGCCGCCAATTCAGCTTCCCTCTCGTTAAAGCGGGCTTCCACGCTCATCAGCTCGGTCATGTCCGGCGCGTGCCGTTCCAGCGCACCCAGCAGCTCGATGCCGATGCTGCGGCGGCCTGCCCGGTAATCCTGGTGCCGCTGCGCCTCGACCCCGCCCGGCACGTAGCCATCGCTGCGGATGTCGCAGAGGCCGAGCAACCCGTGCATGAAACGGCGGCCAGTCTCGGTTGCCATCACCGCGCAGAGGTCATCGGCAACCCGCTCCTGTGCCCGCTTCTCCAGCCGCTCGGCCTCGCGCACCTGGCGGGCATCGTTAAGATCGTGCATCGCTCAGACTCCCAGTATGGATTGAAGAGCACTGCGGCCGCCGCCGACCTCGGTCTCGCTCAGGGTCTTGGCGCCCTTGGCCAGCGCGCCTGCCATCTGCAGGGATTGCGCGGCCTCGGCCCGGAGCGCGCGTGCAGCGCGCAGCTGGGCGACCACGTCGTCGGCCAGGGTGATCGCCGCCGGTGCGCCGAGCTTGTCGGCGTACACGTCCATGCTTTCGTCGGCGTTCAGCTTGTCGAGCACCTCCGGGCGCGAGGCGGCGATGCTGCCGGCGAAGGCCCACAGACGCTCGACGGACGCGAGGTCGGCGGCCTTTTGTGCCTGCGCCAGCGTGGAGATCAGTTCGACGTCGAGTGGATGGCCGTGCAGTTCCCGAGGCGGTTCGGTGAACAGGCCATTCTCGGCCATGATGGTGAAGGTGCGCTGCACCAGCGGCTGCAGCAGGTCGTCGTGCAGGTTCTCGAGCACCGGCCCGAGCATCTGCATCTTCTCCTCGCGGCGCGCGCTGATCTCGAGTTGGTTGCGCGGCTGCACGCCCTCCATGTCGGAGATCATCAGGAAGAGGTCCGCGAAGAAGGCCGACTTGATGGTGGCCTGGGTGCGCGACACGAGACGCTCGACCTCGGCGATGGCGCCGGGAGCGGTCTGGTAGAGCGGCCACATCCCCGCTCCCCTCTCCTGGGTGGTGAAGTAGTTGATGGCGCCCGGCAGGACCGACGACGCTGAGCCGCGCAGGCTGACATGCGCGCCCATCGGCGGGTTCACGTGCTTGTCGACGGCGTTGTGCTCGCGCTTCTTCAGGATCTGTAGCGACTTCACGTCGGGCAGCGCGTCGTGGCCAGGCCCCTTGGAATAGGCGTCGTTGCCGATCGGCGACCACCGCGGCGTCAGCGCCGGGAACTGCGAATAGCCGCCGCAATGGATGAACTCGCCTTCCGCCTGGCCACCGCCCTCGCGCCAGTAGACAGAGCGGAACTTCTTGCCCGCCATGTCGAGCCGGCCGCTTTCATAGCCCGTATTCGGCTCGATCATGTGCAGGACGGCGATCTCGGTGTCGGCATCTGCGCCGCGCGCCCGCTCGGAGATTTCGGTGAGGCCGTGCTCGGGCCAGCGCGCCTCGATCTGCCGGTAGGAATACATGAAGCGGCGGGCCAAGGTGTCGACGCGGCCGCGCCAGTCGAGACCCAGCCAGTATTCACCGGTCGACAGGGTGTAGAGGCGGATCACGTCCTCGCGGTCGAACTCGACGATCGCGCAGCCTGTCCCGAACTGGCCCAGTTCCTCGTAGATCAGCGGCAGCGCGGAGTAGAGGTTGCCAGCGTTGAACACCATGCGCATGCGCTCGGCGCACTCGTCGAGCCAGACCTTCACGGGCGCCAGCGAGGCCACACGGCGATCCGGAATCGACAGCCGGAACCACGGGCGCGCTGGCGAGGTGATACCCGACATCAGGCCGGCAACCAGGGTGCGCAGTGCAAAGAGCGCCGTCGGATCGAGAATGGCAGCGTTGGACTGCGCACCGCGGCCGCCCTGGTTCGGCGAGGAGAAGAACTGACCGCGCCGCGGATTGACGAAGCGCGAGAGCTCGCGCCAGCCCGGCTCCCAGGAAAGGCGCTGGCGCTTCAAGACATCGAGGCGGGCGTCGATGTGACGGCGGAGGGCCGGGTCGTAGACCATTGCTCAGGCCCCCAACATCGTCTTGCCGCGCGCGGCAGTGGTCGATGCGGGACCGGTGATCCCAAGCCCGCCGGTCGTGATCGTCGAGGCGTACCCGGCCATGGCAGCGGCGCGCTTCTTCTGCGCATCGCGCGCCTCGCGCACCGACGGGTCGACCATGGACGGGGCGGGTTCGGGCGCCGGCGGCAGAGCCGGCGGCGACATCGGGGGAAAAGCGGCTTGGCCGCCACCAAAAATACCCAAGGGCGTCTCTCCTGTGAGAAGCGAGCCCCTGAGTTACTGATGAACCGGATTTCGAAGATGCAAGCGGGAAGTTGGAAAGCACTCGACTGGCAAAC